GAACAATCAAGAAACGATCTGACATAGGAACGTCAGCATCATCAAGTCTCTGAATTGATCTACGGATACCAGCATCACCCAATGCAGCAGCATTAGAAGTTGAAGAGTTGTAAACCGTAGCACCAGTAGAACCGATAAATGCGTTAGTTGATGCAGCAGCAGTAGAGTAGGCAGTACCTGTACCAACTGCTCGACCAAGCTGAATCAAGTCAGTATCAACCTGAGTAGCAAGAGCATAACCTGCGTCATCAGTATAGAACTTACGCAAAGAAGCTAGTGCTTGTGTCTCTACGATATCCTCGATCAAACGTGAATACTCGTAGTGCTTGTTGATAAGAACCTGTACTTCTGACTCAGTTGCAGCAATAAGCGTTACCTGAGAAGAAGCTGCCTTTGCAGATGCAGAACCACGAGTAGGCTTCGGAATGTGAAGCGTATCGCCTTTCTTACCTTTGAAAGACATTTTAGAGAAAAGATTAGCAGCAACAAGATTAGCCTTATATGCTGCAACGATTTCGTCACTCCAAATCTCTGGGATAAATTTATCCGCAGTAGTCTTGGTGACGTGATTAGTACCAAGTGCCATTTTTTATTTCCTTTCAGTTATTTGACTCTCCCCTCAGCATAAGCCTGTAGGAATTCGTCAGCATGTTCATAGTATTTAGAAGGGTTTGTTCTCAAAAGCTCCCGTAACGCAGCCCGACTATAAACCTTCGCTGATCCAACAGATGAAGTACCAGTATCAACAGCAGCAGCTTTCAAACTCTTAGCTCTGTTCTCACTCGATGTAGTTACAATATCTTCTTTCTGCTTTTGTTTTGCAGAACCTGAAAGAGTTTTCCAAGTTCCTAACAACTCAGCAGCAGAATCAAAATCATAACCACCGTCAGCTTCTTGATATAATCTCTGTCTGACAGGTGACGAGTTAACCCATTGCTTAAAGTTATCGTCTTGAACAATCTCCTGAAAATCAGGAAATGCCTGTTGCAACTTCTGTGTTACTGTTTGTGCTCTCATAAGAGCAGCTTGTTCTTCAGCCTGTTTAATCGCAGGATGGTTACTAATGTAACGCTCCATTGATTTTTCTGGATCTGTGAAGTATTCTTCGTTAGTATCCGTTTCAGGTTCTTTTGATGCTTGTTGTCTACTTTGGAGAAGTTCCCGTTTCATCATTTCATCGAAAAACTTTCGATGTTCCCCAACCTCTTGAGCCTGCTTACCAATAAACTTTTCAGCTTCTTGGTGCATCTTGATGATTTCTTTAACTGATTTACCTTTATACTTGCTTGGTAAATCATCTTCAGAATCGTCAACGCTCTGTGCTTCTACCTGTTCTTCCTGAGAGTTATCCGTAGGTTCTTCAACTTCTGGGGTCTCTTCAGTTTCAGCTTCTAGTTGGTTCTCAACTACTTGTTCTTCTAACGGATCTTCAAAGTTCGCCATATAATCTCCTGTCACTATGTGATTTTAGGAATTAAAAAATATCACCTGACGCTAACCCTCGTTGCGTTTTTGGGCGATACGGTTTGCCTCTTCATGTTTTCTAGCCCAGGCATCAGCAGCAGTTGGAAAGTCTCCAGTTACTCCTTCTAATGCAATCCTAGGTGTCGAAATGATACGGAGAGACACACACTGACAAGTAGGACACTCAATGGTGTTTACCTCCTCATCAATATACTTTTCTACAGTGTGACCTTCGCCACACCTAAACTCAAATATCCTTTTGCTCATTGTTTAGTTGCTCCCAGGCTTCTTCAGAAAGTTGTTTGAGAGTTCTAATCCAATGTAATACATCTAACTGACCTTTACGAAAGTTAAGCTCATCAAAGCTCTTAGTAGCCATCAAGCTATTTCTTTCGTCTATTACTCCTTCTATATCAGTAATTAAATCTTTCCATCCTTTACTTGACATCATGTCAAATCTTGCTTCATAATACTCTTGAAGGTCTTTATCCAAAATGGAGTCCTCTATGTAGTAACTATAATGAGGCATTATTATAACATATTTTTAATGTTTTGTCAAGCATTATTCATTCTTTTTTCTACCATCTGCTTGTCAACAATCCTCTCTTTAGACTCTATGTCCTTTTCCTTGAGAAGAATGTCAGCAATCTTTGCTCTCTTCTGAAACTCTTTAGTATCATCATCTTTGATGTTAGCTGACAAGTTTCTAATAATGTCAGACTTAACTTTATCTTCCATCAAAGAAGCCTCAATCATAAGTTTCTGTGCCCTAGCCTGCGCCTCTTGTGCATCAGCAGCAGACTCTTGTGCTCTAGCTTGCAACTCAGCAGTCTGAGCAGCAAGATATTGCATCTGAGCCTGTTGTGCTTGCATCTGCATCTCTTGAGCTTGTGGGTTAGGCTGAGACATCTGGTCTAACTGCTGTACCAACTGTTCTCTGTTCAACAAGCCTGAAGTAGCAACAATGCTTCTTAGAATCACAGGAACAATAGGAGACTGTGGACCTAATGTCTGCATCAAACCAATCAACTGTTGTTGCTCGTACTCTCTTGCAATAGCACCAATACTTGACATTGTAGTAAACTTAAAGTCTCTGAATGGATAGCGATCAGGATCAAACTGCATATAACGATACGCAACTTTCTTCACCATCGGAATGATGAAGTCATCCTGAAACGATGCCATTGCCAACTTGTTCTTCTTGACAATAGCTGACATAGCTAATGACATACCCATACCATTATTCTGTCCTGCTGTATTAGCTGCACCCTTGACCAACTCTGCCGAGTCTAGTGTGCCTGTAGCTTGTAGCAGCATCGCCTCAAATCCTTTGGCTGTGTCATAATTTGAAGCGTCAGTAGAACCAAACTTAAATGGTTGTAAGATTTCTGCTGGGTTACCATTAGTTAAGATGTTTTTACCAGGTCTAACTTCAAACTTCATGCCTCTCGGCAATCTCGTTGCATCAATGCCCATCATAGGTGCAGTAGTTAGTGCCAGAGAGTCCATGTGAGACCGTAGCTGGGCATCAATAGCTTTCTGCATATTGTAACCCTTTTCTACTGTTCCAACCCCGTAGAAGCGCCCTGGGCGAACCTCAGGTCTATATGCAATGATAGGTCTATCTTCCATCATGTAAGGTGATCGCTCTGCCTTCAACAAATGAACGTCATTAGCAATAACAATCACTGCCTCAACAAGATCAGAGACATTATCAGCAGCAGAATCCTCTGGGAACAAATCTTCAATCTCTTGTCCTTCGTTTTCTAGCTGATCTAAGTATTCTCTAGGAACTAGACCATAATATCGTATGATTTTAACTTTATCATCTTGATAAGTTGTTGATTCAACTTTACTTGTATCTAAATCATCACCTTCATAGTGTGGTTCAATATCACACTTACGATATACACCAGACTCAATACCTCTGACAATCTGATACAGATTTACATACTCTTCTACACCTACTCCTAGTGCTTCATCGATAGAATCAGCGTTAGGATCAATCAAAAGATTTCGTGGATGTACTGGTTTTACTTTGATAGATACTTTTTCACGCTCTGTGACACCAACCTGTGCCATATCCTCTTGACCAGGGATAGGTTGAGTGCTAGGAACACGCTCTAACTCACTTTTAACAAGAATTTCACCAACACCAGTACCATATATCTCTGCTAACTTGACAATAGAACTAACATTATTTAAATAAGCATTGTTGTGCGTATCTTCTAATAGAAGAGTTTGCATCAACTCAATATCAGTATTGTCCTGATCTTGTGCATCATCACTTATTTCAAAGAGTTTACCAGATCCTGCAAAGCCTTCCATAGTTTCTGCAACCCTGTTATCAACAGCTTGACGAGTTGCAGGACTAATGATTTTGCTACGTTCACTATCCCTAGTACGATCTTCAGAAGCCCAGATACCATAATAAATCCTTTCGTATTCATCCCATTTAGTTTCATAGTTAGTATCTCTCCAGTCTCTCCACTTATCACAGTGGTCAACTACGAATGATACTAGCTCTTTATCACTCTCAGTAACTTCATAATCTTCTACTGATTGTAATTCGTTATTGTATTCTTCAGCCATATTATTTCCTAGAGTTAGTTAAAGCTGTTTGCCACATAGCACCTAATGGATCAATCCTTATATCTTTTTCTAACGGAGTGCCTGCTTTATAACCACCTTCTGCATATTTAATTGCTTCTTCTTTACTTTTCATCGGTAAAAAGTTACCAGTTCTACGATTATAATCCATAGCACTCATGTTATCTTTAAACTCATATAACTCACCAGTAGGTAACTGAACAATAGTAGGAAACACAAACCAGTTTCCTTCTTCATCAACTTCAGCAGCCATTCTATGTGTAGAGACAGAACCATCCTCATTCTCAATGTAAGGATAGTTTTGAGGATTCATTATTCGATCTATAAACTCTGGTACGTTATCCATATTAATATCCTGATATAATGTCTAAAGGTTCATAATCATCTTCGTAGTCATCAAAGTACACTGCTGCGTTAGCTATATGTGCTACTAAGCTAAGTGAATCGATCATGTCATCGTGTACACCAGTGGTAGGAAAGTTAAGTAATTCATCTTTAAACTCTCTTACCCAGTAATCATCACATAACTCTATCTGCTTGTGTTCAAACCTACCTTGTAATGCACCAACAACTCTATCTACTTTACTCTTGTTGCCTATGCGTATCTCTTCTATCCTGGGATACACGTTTTTCTTTAGCATCATCTCTGTTAGATACGGAAGCAAAGCTCGCATCAAAGAACCTTTTTCTATTCCAATTACTTGTATGTCGTATAATTGGACATGCTTTAGGATTCTCTCGCATACCTCTTTTATATCCCACCTTCCTGCGTCAACCTTATCAACCCACCATTTATTGTCATCACCTACCTTGACAATGGCTATAGCTGTCTGGTCTAGATACTTCTTTTTATTACTTGCCTGAGCAGATACGTTTTCAAAACCTGCAAGGTCAACCCCCATATAGTAAGTTCCATGCTCTGGTTCTTCCTCTTTATCCTTTATTACCACCCAGTCTTCTTTAAAGATATCTGACTGCGGTGCTTCAAAACTAGCCATGAACTCCTGCCTAAACGCAAACGTAGACATGGTGTTCTTAGCTACTTCAATCTCTTCCTTATCTAACAATGGATTATCAAAAGAAGTAAAGTGCCAACTCTTCCAATCTTTTGCTTCTGGTCTATTACTCTGACCTAGCTTATAGATATCATAGAAGTGATTACGTCCCTTCGGTGTACCTATAAATACTGCATGACCCTTTAAGTCAGCCAATGCAGGTCTTAAAATCTGCTCGAATACTGTAGGCTTAATATCTGCATACTCATCAAGTACGACAAACTTTAAGGCTACACCTCGCATCGTCTCAGGTCTGTCAGCACCCTTTAACGATATGACAGATCCATTAACCAGTGTGATCTGCATGTTGTTTACATGACTATTAGTTATAACTGGATGTGCTAACTCCAGCAACTGTTGCCACATAATGTCCCTAGCCTGTTGCTGCGTAGGGGCTATATACCACACATGTCCCTTTTTAGCCTCAAGAGCAGAGACAATCAACCTCCAAGCTGCTAATCTACTCTTACCTGTACGTCTACCTGCTGCTATGACCTTGAACCTTGACTCGTCAGTCCAGACCTCTTGTTGCCAGGGTAGCAACTTGATCTTAAGATCCGACATTTATAGTCTCGTATTCAACATCTTGTATATTTTCTTCTTCCTCTTCTGTCTGATCCACGATTGCTTTGGCATCCCCAACCATTGAAATCTGAATAGATACATTACCTTTTCTAGCATCCTTGTCCTTTTCAAAATAGGACATAGGCAACACTCTGTCTAAACACATTTTCAGACAAGCTACCTGGTCCTTATCATCATCGTCCAGTGCTTTCTTAATAATTGTATTTATGACAGTCTCACCACTGGTAGCTAACAGCCTAGCATGGAATTCTTTGATTCTAGCTGCTTCACCTGGCGGTCTACCGACAACACCTCTCTTCTTTTTGGCTTCAACCTCACTCTTACGAGGTCTACCACGTCCTCTTTTCTTAGGGACACTATCTTTATCAGACAAATGTTTATCCTCTATATAAATCTATGTAATGTAAGAAGTATAATGACGAGAATTATCGATCATAGTATCTCTTAGTCTACATAATGGGGTGTATTATAGCATACTTTTGATACTTTGTCAAGTATTTTTTAGTAGGCAACACTAAATAGCTCTAAATGGACACTTTCCAGGTATTTTATCCTTCTGATATCAAGTATTGTCTAGCCTGGTTAGTCTAATTTCACCCTTTTTTGTATGTGTTAGGGTATTAAAAAGAAATAGTTTAGTCAGCTACCTATCCCCCCTATGCAAGTTATCCACAACTTATCCACAGGTTATCCACAGCCTGCTAAGTGAGAATGATTCTCATTAACTTATGTAAATGATAATGATTCGCATTTACATTGCACCATAATAGTGCATAAAAGTTATCCACAATTTATTCACAAGTTATCCACAGGGGGTATTATATTTCATGGAAGGGTGTGTGTTTGTTAAGTAGCCTCATAGAGAAACTTTATTACCCAGAACACTTGACAATTAACGCAGTATTTGATAAATAAAAAATAACCAGGGGATTGTCTTGACACAAGGCTCCACTTATGTTACACAGGAATTACACTGATAATAAAAATGGAATAAGTTAAATGTTTTTATGTCCAAATAAATATATAAAAAATACTTGCATTTAGAATTTATTTATGTATAATAATAACTGTGGTAAGGCAGTAAATATTAATTAACCAGGAGATTAAGATGGCTTTAGGTGAGATACTTGTTTATGTTGTTTATTTAGTTGGCATGGGAACAATAGCAGGATCAGCACTAATCGATACTTTAAAAGCACTCAGAGGAGAATAGAATGAAAATACCATCTCAAATAAAAACAAAGGCTAAGCTCAGGTATGCGTGGTTACATGAACCATGTCGATTAACTCATAGATACCAGGTGGACTTATATGATCTACCTGAAGAAACAAAAAAGATATTACTCATGTCTGAATTCATTAAAGATGAACAGTATGAAGATCCTGATTACAAATTGGTTGTGAAAAGGAATAGTCCTGCACCAGTGACTCTAAACAACCAGGACTTTAAAGGCATGGTCGATAATGGTACTGAGGCAATAGTCACGATACAGACAATGCTTAAATCATTTAAGAATAAAGAGATGTTTGTCTGCACGTTTACGAATGTAAAGATCACTAACCTAATCACACAGGTACAGGGAAATATCTCAGATGATGAAATTAATTGGTAAATTACTGTTGTATTTGTTTCTTGGTTGTAGTATGTTTATGACTGGGTTGTTAATTTTAATGCTGCTGATTGCAGCTTACTTAGGATTGGAGTGGATATGGGTAAATTGGATATAATTCTTTGGGTAGGTTTCATTGTTTATTGTTGGATATGCTACTACCTGGTAGCAGGACTTTATGGACTATAAAAGGAGGTAACATGAGTAAATGGGTTGTTATGGTTGACCATTCAGAATACGAATACTTTGACAGTGAGCAGATTGCAGATGAGGTTGTCTGTGACCTGCGCCAGAGTCAAGAGTTTGGTGCAGCTTACAGGCAGGGTATTTATGATATTTATGTTAAGGAGGTTGAAGAATGAAGATTAAAGATCAAACACCGTTCCAATGTGGTCAGGACGATGCGTTCTGGAATCGAGAGATGAATCCTAGAATGATTGAGAATGGTATCGAACACAAACTAACCAGCATTGATATGATCTCTGATTATTTAAAAGGCTTTGCTGATTCCAATAAATTCTATGGAGTTAATGATGAAAGTTGAACTACTAAACCATATGGGTGATGACTTAACTGTCGCTAACGCAGCTAGAGTCAGTTTCGATAAGCACCATGAGAAGCTAGATGACAATGATTACAAGCTGATTAAATACCTGGCTGAACACAATCACTGGTCGCCCTTTGCACACTGCTTTGTTCAGTTCAGAATATCAGCACCTATCTTTGCTGCTAGGCAGCTACAGAAGCATCAGGTGGGCTTGTCATGGAACGAAGTCAGTAGAAGATATGTCAACTACGATCCTGAGTTCTGGGGTGCTGACAAGGGCTGGAGAGAAGCCACTGAGGACAAGAAACAGGGATCAGGTCGATTGTCTAACTTCCAACCAGACATGTACCGATCACTAGACATAGTGAACAAGACTTGTCTCAATCATTACCGTCAAGCTCTTGATATGGGAATCTGTGAGGAACAAGCTAGAGCATTACTGCCACAATCAATGTTGACAACATGGATCTGGTCTGGTAGTCTCTATGCCTTCTCTAGGGTTTGTAACCTGAGAATAAGCGATGATGCTCAACAAGAGACAAAAGAAGTTGCTCTAGGGATTGACAACGAGTGTAAAATGCTGTATCCTCTTTCATGGTCAGCGTTAAGACACAAATTTTTTTAAGGAGAATGAAATGAAATGTAAAGCATGTGATGAAATCTTGACTGATTATGAGGCTACCAGGAAAGTATTTGAAACCAACGAATACTTAGAGCTATGTAACAATTGCTTTGATCCAGCAGAAGAGCTTACGTTGACGTTGGATAGGGCTGACCTAAAACATGTAACTGATGAGAAACCAGGGCTTGAGTTTGAGCAGCTTGACGAGTATGATTACAAGAACTTCGGACTTAACGATATTTACTACGACCAATAAGGAAAACATATGGAAAATAAACAATTTGAATTAGCATCAAAATACCTGACTTATCGTAGTTTAGTAAACAGAAAAGCACCAACAGCGAAACTTAATCGCCATAATGTCAGAAGGAATACTCCACTATCTCAGACTGCAAGGAAACATATGAAAAAAGTTGCTAAACAATATCAGGAAATTTACGGAACAAAATTAACAGCATCTAAAGCTACAGAATTATTAAATGTTGAAAGGAACTATATTTATTATGACTGAAGCAGAAGCATTTTTGTACGCTATGATTAATCTACTCCGAAAGGACAAGAAAGATGGATGAACTTTATGATGACAGTCAACAACAATTCTTTGCTGACACTGAAGAAGAAGCACACTTTTACTCAGTGATGTCAGAATTCCTTGATCTAATGGATGCTTACTCACCACAGTTCGTGATGATGGTAATGTTCTCGATGATTAAAGAACGAGACGATTCAACACTAAGTAGTATTAATTAAATATATTATTAATAATAATCTAAATAAAACTATATAGTAGTATATCACATAAATAAGGATTTGTCAATATGGCAACGCAATTAAAATCACATCAACCATGTCCCGATTGTAAATCGTCTGATGCTTTGGCGGTTTACGACTGGGGTACTAAGTGCTACTCCTGTGATACTGTCACTAAGGCTGCTCAGGAAGCTCTACATTCAACGCAAAGGAGAAACATGACCCTGGTATCATCTAATCCATCTGAAGGGCTTACAAAGCCTGTCAAGCACCCTGAGGAAGGTGTTTTCAAAGGAGTATCTGAACGTAATATAACCAGAGCTACCATGGAGGCTTATAATGTCCTCAATGACAATCAGTTCTGGTGGTTTCCTTATACCGATACTAATGGCAAAATTGTGGCATACAAAAGGCGAAACTGTGGCGATAAGCAATTCAGCACAACTGGTGACTGGAAGCAAGCTCAGTTGTTTGGTCAGAACATGTTTGCCAAAGGAAGTAAGTATGTCACTCTTGTTGAGGGAGAATTCGATGCTTTAGCTGCATACCAGATGCTAGGTAGTAAGTTCCCTGTCTTGTCTATCCGTAACGGTGCTGCATCGGCTGCTGCTGATGTCAGAGCTAACTACAAGTATCTGGACAGCTTTGAGAATGTTGTTGTCTTTATGGACAATGATGAGCAAGGTCAATCTGCTGTTGAGGCTATCACTCAGGTTCTAGGTTCTAAAGTCAAAGTGTTTAAAGCAAGTCATGGCTATAAAGATGCTTGTGACTATCTGTCGAGAGACGCTGAGAAAGAGTTTATGGACTCCTGGTGGCGAGCAGAGCGTTATGTACCTGCTGGTATTGTCAGTGGCTCATCGTTGCGTGAGGAGGTTCTGAAGCGTCCTGAGGAGGCTAAAGTACGTTACCCTTTCAGTAAGCTCGATGACTTGACTCTTGGGATCAGAGATACAGAACTTGTTACAATTACTGCTGGGTCTGGCTTAGGTAAGTCACAGTTTGTTAGAGAGCTAGTTTATAGCATCTTCAACCAAACCAACGACAACCTTGGTATTATGTTTCTTGAGGAAAGCACAGATCGTACAGCTAGATCACTCATGTCACTTGAACTTAACAAACCAATACACATACCAGGAACGGAGGTCACTGATGAAGAGCTTGAAGAGGCTTACAACACTTTGCTCAAGGATGATCGGATTTACTTTTACGATCACTTTGGATCTAATGACATTGATTCTATTGTTAATAATGTTAGATATTTTGCCAAAGCACTTAACTGTAAGTACGTTTTTCTCGACCACGTTTCCATTGTAGTCTCAGCGCAAGCTAATAACGATGAACGTAAAGCAATTGACGAAATTATGACAAAACTCCGAATGTTAACTCAGGAGACAGGAATATCGCTTTTCTTGGTCAGTCACTTGAAACGACCAGACGGTAAGGGTTTTGAGGATGGAGCGCAGGTATCAATCTCAGCACTACGAGGATCTGGCTCTATCGCTCAACTTTCCGATGTTGTGATCGGCTTGGAGCGTTCTAGTCAACATCCTGATCCACTTGAGCGAAACACAACTACGGTTAGGGTATTGAAGAATAGATACTCTGGTCAGGTTGGTCCAGCAGGACGCTTGCTTTATGATCTAAATTATGGTAGAATGTGTCAGCGTTTAGATGAGGAGGAGGATAACGCTCTATGAGTAGTTTTCATTCAGATTTAGCTAGAGGCTCTAAGATAGAACTTTCTGTTTTGCAGATGCTTAAGAAAAAATATCGTAGTGCTAGCTTGATTGACGCTTACAAAGGTTACGATATTTGGATTCCTGAGTTAGCTTGTGGTGTAGAAGTTAAGTATGATCCCATGAGCAACAAAACAGGAAACATTGTAGTAGAATTTGAAATGAACGGTAAGCCATCTGCGTTAATGACAACAGAAGCGAAATGGTGGGTATTCTATGACGGTAATAAGTTTATTTGGATCACTCCTAAAAATATCATTAGATGTGTATTTGACAATAAACTATCACATGTTGAGTTTACAGGTCGTGGAGATACTTCATCAAAAAAGGCTTTCTTAATAAAGAAAAATACATTATTCTCTTACGGAACACAGGAGATGCTATGAACGTACTTGATTTGTTTAGCGGTATCGGTGGATTTAGTTTAGGTTTAGAACGTGCTGGTATGAAAACTGTTGCCTTTTGTGAGGTAGACAAGAAATGCCAGGAGGTTTTAAGAAAGCATTGGAAAGATGTACCTATATTTGATGATGTAACAACACTTAAAGGAGAAGACATTGAAGAAACAGTTGACGTTATTTGTGGAGGATTCCCATGCCAGGATATCAGCCTTGCAGGAAAAGGAGCAGGGCTTGAAGGAGAACGATCAGGACTCTGGTGGGAGTTTCATAGGCTCATCAAAGAAATCAAACCGAAATATGCAATCATTGAAAACGTCTCAGCCCTTCGATCTAGAGGACTGGACCAAGTTCTCAGGTCACTCTCTGAGATCGGGTATGATGCAGAATGGCATTGTATCACCGCTTCATCCGTTGGTGCTCCTCACAGAAGGGATAGAGTCTGGATCATTTCCTACCCCAAGGGCGAGCGAGTACAAGGACTGTGGACCAGTTGGCAGCAAGAGTCATCTACACATGAAGAAGAAACGATATTTATGCGCTATCGTAAAAGATTCAGCAAAGCCTACTGGAAAGTTGAACCCACAGTGGCTAGAGTGGTTGATGGGTTTTCCGGTAGGGTGGACAGAGTTAAGCAACTAGGTAATGCAGTTGTTCCTCAAATACCAGAATTAATAGGTAGAGCGATATGTCAGGCTGGTTGATATTAGCAATAGCTGTGGTATATTTGGTCATAGCGGTTGATCTTTTAATCCAGGGACAGTCAGCATTAGCAGTTACTTTTGTTGGTTTCTGTCTCGGTAACTTAGGGTTATATTTGCAAACATGAGAAAGATAATTATTGATATAGAAACCGATAGCACTGCTAGTAGAATCTGGTGTGCTGTCACCAAAGACTTAGATGATAAGGAGACTAAGGTATGGACAGAAGCAAGAAAGTTACAAGAGTATCTACAACCCACAGATATATTGATTGGACACAACGTGATCGGGTTCGATGCTCCAGTCCTAAAGAAGCATTGGAATTTGAATATAGACACGAACCAGTTACAAGATACGTTGGTCATGTCAAGACTACTCAATCCAGTCATGGAAGGCGGTCACAGTCTAAGAGCTTGGGGTCTAAGGTTAGGCAATCAAAAAGAAGAGTTTACAGACTTCGATGGAGGCTTAACGGATGAGATGGTTGACTACTGTAAACAAGATGTACTTGTCACTGAGGCATTATATCATCGTCTTACTACAGATTTATTGGATTGGGGTGAGTCAGTTGATCTTGAGCATCAGGTTGCCATTATTATTAAAGAGCAAGAAGAAAATGGATTCAAGCTCGACATTAAACAAGTCATGTCCCTACTGGCTGAATGGCGAAAGAGACTTGATGAAATCGAACAAAAGCTCCAACAAATATTTAAACCAATAGTAACTGAGCGTATCAGTGAGAAAACTGGTAAGCGTCTCAAAGATAAAGTAGAAGTATTTAATCCTGGTAGTCGTAAGCAAATAGCAGAACGTCTTATGGCTCTAGGCTGGAAACCAACTAAGCACACAGAGAAAGGATCGGTGATCGTTGATGAGAAAGTATTACAAGCTATTGACTTACCTGAATCTAAACTCATTGCAGAATACCTACTCGTTCAGAAACGGGTGGCTCAAGTTGAGTCCTGGGTTGACCATGCAGATCACTCCGACAGGGTTCATGGTAAGGTCATCACCAATGGAGCGATCACTGGAAGAATGACTCACAGCAAACCGAATATGGCACAAGTACCTAACTTAGGTAGTCCCTTCGGTAAAGAATGTAGATCATGCTGGACGGTAGAGGACGGTAATGTGCTTGTTGGGGCTGATGCTTCAGGTCTTGAGTTGCGTATGTTAGCACACTATATGCGTGACCCTGAGTACACCAAAGAAATATTAGAAGGTGATATCCATACAAAGAACATGAAGGCTGCTGGACTTACAAACAGAGATCAGGCTAAGACATTTATCTATGCTTTTCTATACGGTGCTGGACCAGCTAAGATCGGTTCTATTGTGGGTGGTGGTGAGAAAGAAGGCAGGCAGTTAATACAGAGCTTCTTGTCTAACACACCAGCCTTAAAAGCATTACGTTCTAAGGTTGACAAAGTATCTGAACAAGGTTGGCTTCCTGGTCTTGATGGTAGACATCTTCTTGTCAGATCACAACATGCTGCACTTAATACATTACTGCAGGGTGCTGGTGCAATAGTTATGAAAAAGTCTTTAATTCTCTTGACAGAGAAGCTAAAGTGTGATAGAATACTCGGCTCGTTTGTTGCTAATGTTCACGATGAGTGGCAAATCGAGACAACGAAAGAACATGCCGAATCTGTAGGTGAAGCAAGCGTACAGGCAATTCGGGATGCAGGACTTGCTCTCAAGCTACGATGTCCCCTTGACGGTGAGTTTAAAATAGGTACTAACTGGGCATCAACACACTAAAAGGAAAATTATGTCTAATTTAAAACCAGTTGTAGTAAAAGCAGATGTTATGTGGGCTTTCTTGGATACTCCAAACAAGAAAAGTAAGAAGTACCAAGTTGACTTATGTAATCTATCTGACCAGGCTGTGTCTGCTCTGAAAGACTCTGGTGTCAAAGTAAAGAATGACAAACCAGAGAAAGGTGCTTACATTACTGCTAAGTCTAGTAAGTATCCTATCAAAGCAGAGCTAGAGGATGGCTCACCAGTTGAGTGTAAAGTAAGTAATGGTTCTAAAGCTATAGCAACCATCAAACCTTACACTTGGAACTGGGATGGCGATACTGGTGTAGGTGTGGGTATCAACAAATTGGTTATTACTGATTTGATTGAATACGTTGAGGGTGGTTCAGCAGCAGAGCAACCCTTGTAATTTGTCTAAGTCAATGAACAATGCTAAGGCACTCATTGACGGAGATATTCTGGTCTATAGGATTGGATTCTCTACAAATGAACCAGATGAGGAAAAGTTTGCACTCTCTAGGATGGGGAACTTTGTAGATAGTTTGATTAAGGTTGATGGTATTGTATCTTATGAAGGCTACCTAACAGGGAAGAAAAACTATAGATCAGAAATTACTGCTACTTACAAAGAGAATAGGAAGGATGCTAGGAAACCAGTACACTTCCATTCTCTGCGTGAGTATCTTGTAAACAAATGGGGCTTCACTGTCATTGATGGTCAAGAGGCTGATGATGCAATAGGAATCAAAGCGTATGATCTACCAGAGGATTCCAGTTGTGTTATGACGATTGACAAAGACTTGGATATGATTAGAGGGTGGCACTACAACTTCGTCAAGCAAGATTTATATTACGTTACTGAGCAGGAGGCGATAAAGAATTTTTACATTCAGATTCTAACAGGTGACAGGGTAGATAATATCCCAGGTCTAAAAGGTATCGGTCCAGTGAAAGCTAAGAAGATACTGAAGGATTGTCAGACTGAGCAGGATCTGTTTGATGCTGTACTAGAAAAGTATGATAATGATATCGAAACACTAACCGAAAGAGCTAGGCTTTTATGGATAAGAAGAAAAGAGAATCAACTATGGACATCGCCAAACACTTCACAATCGGATACGTCCAGTGGGTAGATGCTTTGTCTGACTCTGGTTGGGAAACAGATGTGAAGGTAGATGTACATCCTTGTCTCAGTATTGGCTTTATTGTAGATGAGACTGAAGATGCGATCTGCTTAGCTGCTGCTCTTAGCTACGAGCAATCTAACTCAAGAATACATATTCCTAAGAGTTGGGTTAAAAGCATAAAGAGAGTAACGTTAGATAAGTTTTTACAGATAGGGAGAAAGACATCAAAACCCAAAGTGCAAAAGCAAAAGGCAGGAAGCTCCAGCAATGGTTCAGAGATCAACTCATCGACCGATTTTCCTTTTCCAAGGACGATGTAAGATCAACCAGTATGGGAGCAGGTGGTGAAGATATTTTGTTTTCTAAAGCTGCTGGTGATCGATTAGGTATATCGATTGAATGTAAATCCAGAGACAGTATTGCAGTCTACAACTTCTATGCACAGGCTAAAGATAACTGTCCAGATGATAGACAACCAGTAGTTATAATTAAACAGAATCACTCTAAACCATTGGCAGTAATAGACGCAGAGTATTTTGTAAACTTACTAAAGGAATCAGATGAGACATTTGGTAATTCCTGATACACAGTGCAAACCAGGTAACAGCTTTGAACATTTAGAATGGGCAGGTAAATATGCAGCTAAAACAAAACCTGATGTTATTGTCCATCTAGGCGATCACTGGGACATGCCTAGTTTGTCTATCTATGACGTAGGTAAGAAAGCCTTTGAAGGCAGAACTTATAATGAAGATATCAAGGCTGGTAACAAAGCTATGGATATCTTTATGAAACCTATCATTGAGGAGCAGAAGAAAGCTAGGATTGGTAAGCGTAAGGTCTGGAAGCCTAAGAAGATATTTCTTATTGGCAATCACGAGCAACGGATAGAGAGAGCTATCGAGTCTGATAGAAAGCTAGAAGGATTGATAGGTTACTCTGACTTTAACTTAAAGAAGTATGGTTGGGAGGTACATGACTTTCTTGAAGTTCCTATTATCAACGGTATAGCATATAGTCACTACTTTACTTCTGGTGTTATGGGTAGACCAGTAACTAATCCTGGTTTACTGTTACAGAAGAAACACATGTCTTGTATCATGGGGCATGTTCAAGATAGAGCTATATCATTCAGTCGTAAAGCTGACGGTAAAGGTATCACTGGTATCTTTGCTGGTATCTTCTATCAGCATAATGAGGA